TCACCTAATAATGCCGCAGCATAAATCTTCTCAAGCTTACTTTTGGTAAGTGTTCTTCCTCGCTGCTTTGCCATACCCTTTATGCGGTCAACCGCTGATTGTGGTATCTGTTTTAGAGGAACATAGGCGTCTTTTCTTTCATCCTCAGAAACTTCAACTAATAGCTTTTCTTTATCAAAAAAGGCAAAACCGCCATCTTCGATAAAAACCTTCTTTGTGAGTTGATCATCAATTAACTTCTGGAACTCTTGAGGGTCAGGTTTTCTACCCTTTAACCTTTCAAATTCCTGAAAGCTCTTATTAAGGCTATTTTCAAAGGCTACGAGCCTTTCTTTTTGCTCTTCTTTTGGTTTGTTTACATCATAAAGACCAGATGAGATAAGTGTGTTTTTTATTTGCGCTTTTTCCGATAGAAACCCGTTTAATTTTTGGTCTTCAACATTCTTCTTGGCAGTATTCCAAAGATCAACCGCTTGTTTCCGATGCTCTTGATTCATTCCTGACCAATAATTAGTTTGAAGATCGGATAAACTGAGTGCCCCGATCTCCCTTGGCGAAAGGCTAGTAAATGATGTCCAAGTATTTGCATCGTCCGTACCTGGCGTTTGCAATTTATACAACGCTGTTTTTTGGTCAGCAGATAACTTTGAGAACAGGCTAGGTGGAATAACGTCTAATGGGTCACTTGTTGGACTTTGTTGCACATACTCGTAAGCACTTAAGTAATTTTGATCTAGCTCTTGCTTTTCTAATGCCTTCAACTCAGAAAATCGACTTTTAACACGACTAACGACTTGGTCACGTAATTTTGTGTCTTTGATTTCACGGGCCTTAGCAAGTCCTTCGGTTACTGTGGTTGCAGATTCCATAATCTCATCTGTTTTCCGTTGAGATTCACCACGTAGAGTACCGGCCTCTAAAGACTTTTCTACTTGGACGGTATCACTACCAGTCATATCCTTTTTGATATCATTAAAATATTCTTTGGCTAATTGATCTTGGTCATTGGTCAGCATTCGCTCAATAACCGCGGCATGGGTCTTGCTTTCCACTTCAGCAATTTGGTTTTCAACGACTTCCTTTGGCAGTCCATTCCGTTGTGCATTAGAAGCTATTAGGGCTTTTTGAAGTTCGATGTTCTCCTGTATTTTCCCAGGCTCTTGATAATTTTTAACAGCATCATCCAGAGACGCAGACAAAGCCGCATTAGTTGTTTCTTCATCAAACCGTCTGGATTCTTGGAATACATGTTTTTGTAACGTATTCTCAAATGCCATACGTTGCTTAGATCGTATATTTCGGAATACCGCTTTTTGTTCTTCATTTGAAAGAGTCTTTTCAATTTCATCAGCTCCTTTATCGAAGCGACTGCCAAACTCATCAAAGGCTCCAAAAGCGTCCTTTCCACGCTTCGTCATAACACCATCGTTTTGGTTATAAACTAGATCATTGTTGAACCTTGATAGCTTTGCATAAGCTTCTGTAGTTGCCACGTCATCAGCCTTTTTCTTTTCTTCTTGCAAATATGAAATGGCCGAATTGACAACTCGCTGTGTGGATTGACCGCCACCAAATGAGGCAATATCCGAGGGTGGTGTAAACCTTGCTGATGGTAAAGCTCTCTCTTGAACTTGTGGTTCTTCAAATCTAGGTACTGTAGGCATTATGCATATCCTCCATAGGAGCTTCCAAAATTAGGAGTAGTGCTTACGGGTGGTCCTCCCGCTGACATACTTGCCGCACTTGCAGCTTTCTTGCTACCACTCTTCAAATGCTTTGCAGCCTGCATTCCTCCTGTAAGTAGTGCATTTCTTGATCGAGTTCTAGCAGAAAGCTCCGCTAATCGGCCACGAGTCCTATAATCAAGAGCTTGAGTTTTAAATCCCCAAGCCTCTCTCCAAGCATTATTCCTGGCTGTCATGGCATCTACTGCACCTTGCTCTGCGGTATCCTCTTGAATCTGTAGAGCAGTTCCGTCATCAAGAACTATTCCCTGTGCTGCAAGAGCCGTTCTTTGCTTGCCTAATAGTTGTTTGGCTCTTCGTTTAACCCTTTCAGCCTCTTTTTCCCCTCTTTTGATAGAGTCTTCGGCCTGAAGCTCTGAAAACCTAGCATTTGTCTCAAAGATAGATTTTTGAAATTTACCTTCTTCAGCAATGGCATTAGATTCGGCGATCCCGCCTGCTAGTGATAACCCTGCCATCAATGTACTGTTTGCTGCCATATACTGTCTCCTTATCCTTGAACTGGGTACATACCCGCAGGTGCTACAGCTAACACGTTAAGTGGCACTGGATCAGTCTGCCGGATAAATAACCTGCCGTTCTTATTCCATCGAGGCTCTACGTTCATCTCCACCGTTCCCGTTTGCAGGGATATTGGAGAATCATAATCCTCGTCGTTTCTTACCTTTAATTGGACAAGCCCAGATAGACTGTTATCCGAAGCCAATGATTCGGTTCCAGCCCATAAGTCCCTGGAACTTTCGATATAGATTGTCATTGTTGTGGTGATTTTCCCCTTGTTTGCCATAGTTTCACCTTCGAATGTATCAATATCGAGAGTTTCAAGATCACACGTTATGGGAAGCCCTACGTGTATAACAGCAAATGTATTGTCCAATGAGATAGCTCCATTGGTTACTGTTCTTGTCACATAAGAAGAATTGTTTGGATTTGCCAGTACAAAACCGTCACCTAGAACACTTACCTCTTTTCCTTCTAAATGCCACAAACCAGATATTTCATCTACTGCTCTGGACCAGCTGGAAATAGCGGTGCTTCTCATGCCCACAGGCACGGTTTTATGTGGTTTACCAGACATTTCAGTTGCGCTTGTATAGGCCGTTAATGTAAAACGGATAATGGTACCGTCTGACCCGGTTAGGTGAATTGCGTTACCAACATCTGAAGATGAGAAATATGAACTACTTGAAGTAATGGTAAGGGTTTCATCTTGATCCCAGTCTGTTCCTCCACTTAGTGTCATAGTGTGGCTTGTGTTTGTGTTTCGGCCATCGTAAGTCAACGCACTATCCATGCCGATAAAATCTACGATGTCGTCAACACGACGTTGAGTCATTCTTTCGATATATCTAACCGTATTGCCATTTATCGATCGTTTTATGACCAGGTAAACAGCATCTTCGCCGCTTTCAGGTACAGACACAACATTTTCAACTGTTCCGTCAAAATCATGACGATGCCATGCGATCATCTGTTGCTCACGAACATAGGTTAGTCCAAGGAGGGTGCCGTCATTTCTGACGGCCCATACAACCGAATGCGGTATTTGCTGATAAGCCCAATCAGATATTGAGTATCCGTCAACCAAGTGAGCTGAGAATATGGTAAGGTCATTACCACGATATCCGTCAATTTGAATGTCGAACCCAAGGTCACGAACTATTGACCCACGAGCTTGGACAAATAAGGCATTATTTCCAATGACAATAGGGCTTAATGTGCTTGCCCCATGGTATGAATAGGGTTTTAAGTTGATATCGAATGGCGTGATAATTCCGGCAGAATCCCCTTCGACAGCCCATTCACCGCCACTGGTAAAGACAATCAATCGACCAAGATCAAGAAGATGCCGGACTTCATTAACCTGCCTACCAGCAATCGTGAAAGAAATAGCATCATCATTTTGTAGCGGTGAGCTTGTAGTGAAGTTGTTGTATTGTCCTGTTCTGGACATATCCACTTTCTCAATATTGTTGTTGGTATTGGCAAATACTAACCTCTGCTGAACATATGTTGCTACAGCAGGATAATCATCACTTGTTGAAAATGGGTTTCTTTCTTTAGGGGGTGTATCTGTGACATCTGGGGTGGTACCAACATCCTCAAATGAAGTTCCCCCAGCAATCCCAATGAATCCATAAACACCATTTAATTCTTTGTAAACGTTGTACTCTTGAGCGTCTGAAACAGCTGTCCAGCTAACCGTATGAGGGGCTGAGGTTGTTGGTGCTGCGGCACTACCAAGATTGATAAAGGTCCTTGCCGCTGTACCACCAGAAGAGTAAGCCGTGTAGCCCGTGGAATTGATGTTATTACCATCGAGGTCTGTTAGTTCAAAAGTGTTGGCTGTAGTGTTGGCAACTAAGTACTTTCCTTCGTTCAATTCAGTCATGCCGGCAACGTTATCAATGTATATTTCATCACCATTATTGAAAGTATGGCCAGTCACGGTAACAACGCAGGGATTTGCCTGCGTAGCACCGGATATCGTTTGAGTTGCTTCTCTTCCTGCTAATGATTCTTCAAATGTTTCATCTGCAATTGCTGTGACACGATACTTATATGTGTTTGCTCCGGCACCACCAGCAGATGCAGAACCCCCATTTGGCCTATCAATGGTGGGTAAGAACGTATACGTTGATAATGTCCAACTTGTATGTCCTGTCCTTGCCAATTGTCTTTGTGCATATGAATTGTGGGTCAAAGTAACAACGTCACCAGTTTGTACGTGTTTTAAATCAGGCAGATCGGCTGTTGTATAGGGTGTTGCAATTTCATATATTTTGGCTGCTGTGCCCCCAGAAGTGTAGGCCGTATATCCTGTGGCATCTAGGTCAGTTCCATCCATGGTTTGTAGTTCAAAGGTATGCGTTGTGACATTTGCTATTTTGAAGTTCCGACCATTTAATTCTGTCATCCCTTCTACTCCAGTTATATACACCTCATCGCCGTTTGAATATCCATGACTGGTTACGGTTACTACACAAGGATCAGCTTGAGTTGCTCCTGAAATATTCTTTGCTGTCTCAGTCACCTGAGCACCATTTCGAATCACACGCATGTACAGGTTTCCAAACTCCAATACATAGGTCTGATCCGAGTTATAAATAAAAGGTATCAAACGAACAACAGCCGAAGAATCAGATACCTCCCCAATAAACTTAGTTCCTGGGCGTGACGATACTCCACCGTGTCTCATAACAAAAAAGTTTCGGCATGTTCTTAATCCGGTTGCATACTTGTTTGTATCAACTCTTGCATAAAGAGAGGGTGCTATTTCACCGCCAGAGAAGCTTCTTTGGTTTAATGTAGTCAACTAAAAGACCTCCTCATAGAATTTCTCTAAAACCTTATTTAAAACATCTTCGTTAACTTCAGTGCCTTCTCCCTCATTCTCACCTTCATTACGAACCATAAAAAGGGTTCCGTCTTCCCATCTCTCAAATCTGAACGACCCTATAACAAAGACATTGTAATCCACTACTTATCTCCGTATATGACCTCTTCAGCGCTTTTTTTTGCGCTTTCAGGTTTCACGTCTAAATCTGTAATTTGAAGATCAACATTTCTGTTCACCTCTCCAACTAAATGTTCACTTTCATGAACGCTACCCACACTTGCTTTTGCCGATATAACGACAACATCACCGACTTTTGGAAGTTCAGTGATACCTAGCTTCTTGAGAGCGTCCTTGTCCAAGTGAATACGTAATCCATATGGATATTTTTCCTCTTCCATCTCCATCATTTCTGACATTTCTTTTGGCTTTTTGGGCTGTTTTTTCATGTTTATTAGTGTCATCTTTACAATCTCTCCCTAATGAATTCGCTTTCAGGCTCTTCCTCGTCTTGTTGTTCGTTTAAAGACCTTGCCTTAGCGGTGTTTGATAAAACCTCATATTTTTTGTGTGCTCTTTCTCCCAACTTAAAGGGATCACCACCAGTCAAACGTGGGGCGATATAGAAAGCTAAAAGAAGAGAAACCACCATTGTGAATGTGAATTTGAACTGGCCGGTATCCTCAACATTTTTGATGTACTCCAATACAGCGTCTTGTTCATTTGTGTAAATGAGTCGTCCAGTTGCGTCATAAACTATCTTGTATGGAATGCGAGTCTGTCGTGTTTCGTTTCGTGTCCCACTTAAGATGCGCAGTGCTAAAGAGCAATCAGTAGGATAACGGTAAGAGTATTCCCATTCTGTTGTAGGGTCCTCTGCAATGAGTGATAAAGTGGTTGTCTTTTTGGCAAATGCCCAAGAGAATTCTTCCAATACCATTCCAACTGTTATTTCGTAAAACCGACGGCAAGCCGAGGCTTCTTGGCTTGATTCAGTTTCAAGGTCAGCGATTTCTTTTCCTATACCAAGGTGAGATAAAGCAAGGTTTGAAATTTCAGTTGAAGATGATGCCATTTTAGGTAAATCTCCCCACTGCAACTACAGTTGCTCCGGCACCAGTAGTTACACTCCATGCACCTGCAACACTTTGCAAGTCTAAATCGGCTATATACACGCCAATGGCTGTGTTTGCTGCTGTGATAGGAATAGCACTACCTGATCCATCCTTGATACTAACTGTTCCTGTGGCGGATGTTGCAACAGTTATGATTAGCCTTTTTAAAACGTCACCTGCTGCTCCTGTAGCTCCTAGGGCTTGGTCAGATTGGGAGGCCGCAACTGTTTCATATTGTTCTTCTGTTCTTGGAAGCCCTGTTAATGTTGGATTTGTGTTTTCCATAGGTTTCTCCTTATGCCACGTTGCCCATGGTTAAAGTAACCGCAGCATCCGTACCAGATATTGCTTTTACATTTCCACGAACATATCGCCAAGGTGCATTTGATAGCATCCCGGCCTGACTTAATGTGGTTGATAAAATTAATGATAGGGTTCCAATTTTTATGAAGTTAGTGCCATCATTTGAAACTTCGATATCAACACTTGCAGCACCCGCTCCAGCAGACGTACTACCAGTCAGTTGAAAAGATCGATTAACACTATTTGGCTCATAACTATCTCCGGCCCCTGTTACTATAACTGCTGAAAGCAGTGTTTGTGTTGATACTTTTCTCATGTCTTTCTCCTATTAGAAGAGGGGGGCCGAAGCCCCCCAATTGTTAGGCTATGATTCTCTTTCAAGAAGCAAAGCGACAATACCAGCCTTAGTAAGCGCTTCATCGACTACTAAACCAACTTCTTCTGCCTTTTTAACCAACTCTTCTTTGTTAAGTTTCATTAGTTCTTTTTCAGAAAGTTTTTCTTCGCCTGCGGGCACTTCTTCAGGAGCTTCTTCCTCTTCAGACTCTTCGGTTTCAGGATTAGTAGGGTTTACCACTTCTTCCTCTGCCGTTTGTTCTTCAGATTTAGACTCTTCTTGAGAAGGTGCTTCAACAGGTTCTTTTGGCTTAGAGCCTTCAGGCTTCTTTGGCTGAGCTTCTTCTACTTTAGGCTCATTATTTTTAGGTTGAGGTTTTTCAACAGACTCCACCTTAACCATCCATCGATTTGAGAATTCTTTATCAGAATCGATTGGAAAGGTATCTCCTGGTCGTCTGCGCCTATTTTTGTAAAACCCTAACCGTATTGCCTTAACTAACATTCAATGCTCCTTATGAAATAGTGATGTTGTCAGGGAATACCTTATGGTTCTCAACGTCTTTGGTTAAGAATGTGGTGAACTTACCAGTAGTCAAATCGCCGTTAGCTACGGTGTATTTAACACGAAGGTATCGCTCAGTAATCTTGTCTGGCTGCAATTTAGCAATCAGTTTTGTTCCAATAGCTGATAAAGCAGCGAACGTACCAATTGTTTGAGCAGTAGCTGCCGAAGTAAACGATGCGTTATCGTCTGTTTCTAACGTTAACGTCATTGTTGAGTTAGAACTACCATCGGTAAATGCCACATCGACAAGAGCCACTAGGTAAATATCTTCACCAGCGCCTAAGTCTCGGTCTTCTCCTAAATCAATTAGGTTTGTTGATGCCTCCGTAGTCAAATGTTCTGCGGAATCATCAAATAGATTTTGTGCGTCTAAATACATATCTTTTCTCCTTTCTTAATTAAATTTATGTGACCTGAGCTTCAGCTTCAGTTAATGCATCACAAATTCGAACAGGAATACCTCGGAAGGTATACATTGGCTTGCCGTCAACCACGTCGTACTTCAATCCGCCACCAGTAATCACATCGTCACGACGTTGAATGTCTAGCATTTGGAAACAGGTACGGTTCATGTAGAACACAGGCTTACCAGCACTTAAGTTGGGAATGCGGTGCATTGCTTTAATCATCAATTCGATAAGATCAGCAGCAGACGATTTCGCAACCAAGTTTGAGATATCGATATTCGGAATACGAACTACATATCTCCAGTCCTTAACAGCTAAACCAGTTTTCCATTTGTAAAGGTCCATGTAGGCTCTGAATCGGTTGTTCGAGCTATCAAAAGCATCTCCTTCACCTAAGTCTTGGTGATCCAATCCAGCTTTTGATCCTTTAGGGAATACACCAGATACAGTGTTTTGACCCCATACAACTAAGTAAACAGATGAGTTATCTGCACCTGATCCACCGCCAGAAATGATGTTTTGAGCGTTGTTTGCTGAAAGTGAAGAATATTGAACAGCTAAACCATTAAATTCTTCTGGATCAACAGAACTGTTTCCATAGAAAAGAGTTGAAGCCATCTCTTGAGACATTGCTTCCATAAACGCTTGAGACTCATTGATTCTGAAAGAATTAATATTCCCATTAAGTTTAGCGATTTCAACATCTACTTCTGATCGAGCTTCAAGCATCCCACAAGCTATATCAACTTGCGCTGCTGTCGCTTTGCTGTTTGGAACCCCTTGGTTCAATAATCTCCAGTAAACAGTCGGTAATCCGGTACGGATCGTAGTTCTATGTCCTGTAGGTAAGTTACCCTCGATCCATAACATGTCGTCTAGGACCTGGTTTGTTTGTGAAAGCATCTCAACGATGAGTGCTGTTTTGCCGTCCGGGTCAACCTCTTTTGCCCAGTCCGACAGAGTTTTTGCAGTAGCTGCTAATGTTGCCATAATAATCTCCTTGTTTTTCAAGGAGGCTTACTATTAGGAGAGGCTGGAGCGAGTCCTAAATGCGTACTTGATTATTTTTTTCTTCTAATTTTTTTGCCTGTATCCATTCTTCCCAGGCTTTAATCATGCCTTTGGCAAGACGTATCAAATTCTCATTGAGCTTGATAGTCGAAACTGCCATTTCTAGTCTTTACTCCCGTACATGATTTCTTCAGCCGTCTTTTGTTTCGATCCTTCCGAACCTGGTCGGACAAACGAATCATCAGACATTGCTTTTCCAATACGACTAAATGCCCGGATAAGTTCCGGGTGGTTGCCTAAACCAGTGTTTTCGAGTGTTTCTTTCAACTGTTTAGATCCAAATTTTTCGAGAGCCCGATGTGCTATCTCAACGTTCTTGTTGAAATCTTCGCCCCCCAGCTCTTTATCATTCTTTACATCCTCAACCCATTGTTCAGATTTTTCTTTGAGTTCTGTTATCTGAGCATCGGCATAATCTTTCACTACATTATTTTCTCTCTCTAGGAGTTTTTGAGCCTGTTCGTTAGACAATCCTTGCTCTTTTGCAAATTCAGCAATCTCGTCAACAGCACTTTTATCCAACAAAGAGTCTTTTGGTAGTTTTAGATCATAGGTTTCAGGAGCATCTTTTGAATCTTCAGAGTCTTTTTTATCAGACTCCTTTTCATCTTTACCTTCAGACTTATCCGTGTCATCAGAGCCATCTTCCTTGGTCTCTTCTTTCTCGGGTTCCAAAGAATCCACTCCATCTTTTTCCTCTGAATCATCTTTACCCTGATCGGTGGTATCGTAAAGTGTTTCTTCAGCAGTTTTTTGTGTCGCCCCAGATTCGGTGTTTTCCTGTGATTCTGGTTGGGTCGTTTGCTCAGACATTTTCTTCTCCTTTCGCTTCGTTCATCATTGTTACGTATGCTTCTGGTTGTGCGTCATTCAAGTTAGCCAACATTTTCAATCCAACCGTCCGTTTTCCCTCTAAAAAGAAGGTTTGACTATTGCCAGTAAATGAAGACTCAAACACACCGCAGAAGCTTAACAAATTCCAATAAAACCGACGTCCTTGTCGGGTTGATAGCACTTGTCGCAAGTCTTCAAGCTCTTGATCTCTTGATCGATTTTCCTTACCCTTTGCTTCATCAACCTGTTTCTTATCGGCTGCGTTACCAACGAGTGCTTTTTTATTCGACATTTTGTATCCCCAATATCGTCTTACAAATATCAATATTATTGTCTGTTACGTTTTTCTCTTTATCCAATATATCTACACATTTTTTAAGCATCGTTATCTCAGCAGAAGTAAATTCTATGGGGATAATCTTATTCACTTTCCAAGATATGCTATTCCCCTTAATAACGATTCCCATTTCTTCCTTTTCTGGCTCTTTAATAGACACCTTTCGAATGATGTCTAAAATTGTTTGTCTCTCGACAAGGGACGACCTTTCTGGAACGATCCCAGTGATATCTAGTCGATTCTTTATACTTAATTCGACTGTAATCATGCTTACCTCCTAAATTATTTTTGACTCCAACACATTAATCCTCTTCAATAAATCCTTAATTGTTTTCTCGTGCTTATTAACCCTTACCTGTAGAAATATGCTGAGTTTTTGATAAAACACTGACTCTGCTTGTCCTTCGGTATTCTTCATGACGAGCTTTGGCTCAACTTCCAGAACCTCTTCTGCAACATAACCAAAGTCCTTTTTCTCGGTTTTTTCATCTTTGTATTCCTGTTTAACGTACTTCCCGTCCTTATCCATAACGGTTTTGAACTGCTTCCAGGTAAATACTACAGGCTCAAGCTTATCTAAGATGGAATCATCTAGTCTGACTTTTTCTATATCCCGCTTATAACGCTTTGAAGATGAGTCCTTTAGTAAAGAATTATTTCCATCAGCAATTACAGCGGTACCAGTTCCAGTTCCAATTTGAGGAAGTCTTACAACTGTTGCGTAAGATCCATGGGTAGGTTGAGTGAACTGAATTATTGCGTTATTTGCATCGTCTTTTAGTGAAAGACCTAACGTTCCTGCCTCCCACTGCCAATCATCAGACGCCCCACCAAGACCACGTATTCCCCATGAATTCGCTTTTATGTCTCCACTTGCAGCAGCACTAGAGTTGATTACTAATGAATTAAACTCTACGTCACTCCCTGTTGTTAACCCTTGGTCTAATGCTCCAAGATATCCCCATTGCGCAGCTGAAATGGTAGTTGATCCAATTGCTTCCAGCTGATCTACCTCATCTGATGTAAGAGCATCTACTCCAGCTGTAACCATTGCCGCCATAGCCGTATGTTGAGCACTGGTTAAATGGTAATACTCATTTGAGGTTCCACCTTGTAAACTCGTTAAACTGTTGTGAACTGTATATCCTGCAAGGTTTATCCATGCGGTTCCGTTGTAAAGCAGGGTAAGGTTTACATTCTCGTCTGTGCATATAGCTCCCTCATTTGGAATTGCTTCATCCCATACTGAGTCTCCATCATTCCATTCGTAAATGTAGTTTTCCGTTACAGATTGAGACGTACCGGATGATGTCCCAGTTGAGGTATTGATATATCTGTCTCCCTCTGAGGGTGATCCGGGTTCGGAAGATGTAAAATCTACCTGGCTTAAAACGCTTGCCTGTGCATCTCCCGCGTCAATGATCGAAGGAACACCAATAGTAGCTCTTACTGATGAAGCATCTGTATCATCAAGTATGGTACGGGAAAACTCCGAGAGCTCTGTTTCTTTTATGGTTCCTTGAGGGTCTTCGTATTCAAAGGTGTTGTTTTTAGAAACATCAGCCAAAGTCCATGCAACTGTCTCTGATCCTGGATCATCGTCAAGTTCAACACAACGAACACGAACATGAATTTCTTCATGGGTTTCGTTAACGTATGTTCCGCTTCCTGTTTCTGTATGTGTGGCTACAACTGTGTAACCAGCTCCTAGTTTTGATGTTTTTTCTACAACTACCGATCCGGTAAGACCCGCCGTAGTAAATGAATAACTGATTGACTGACCTGGCCTTAAACGAATGGGATTTGAAACCTGGCCGTCAGCGTTAAATGTTCCTGATAATGATGACATTTAATTACCTCCTGTTTGTATTAATTGGCCGGCCTCGGATTGCTGTGTTAGACGTGTTAAGGCATTATCGCCATCCATGTCAGCCTGTGATAAGTCTTTTGCAGCTCCGGCACCCATTTTCACTGCCTCTGCTGCTTGTTGTGCTTGTTGAGCACGGGCTCTTTGATTTCTTATCCCCTCCACTTTTTCATCTTCTCTGACGATTCCCGGAGGTATAGAAGTCATTTCAGCATAAACATCCAGGATTTGGTCAGTGTCCACTTTGTCCAGTGCTTCTGGGTTTACCCCTGCTACCTGAGAGGCAAAGCCTGCAAAACGCTCGATACCTGCTATCCCAACGAGCTTCTGTGCTTGAGCCATGATTGATATGTATTCAACTTTTAAATCTTGCCCTTGCAACTCTTCTGGTGCAGGAGGGATAAGTCCTTGTCGTTCCATAATGTTGAATGTGATATCGATTAGTGGGTCTAGTAAGTCTTGGTTGATTTGTTCGAGAACCGGACCTAATGCTAATAGTTTTTCTTCGTGCCGTTCCTCAATTTCCCGGGCAGTTATTTGGCGTCGATCTGACGTAGCCAACATGAGAAACAAGTCTTCGTAAAATGCACGGCTTATTCTTTGCTCATGCTCACGAATGTCCTCACGAATATCACCTGTACCCATACGAACTTCATGGGCAGGTCGAAACCCTTTCATTCCATCTCTTTCATCTGAGTAGGTGATATCTCCAGGTAATATGGATGTTTTAGTATTTCTTAATGCTACAGGACCAACCATAGGGGGATTGATTGATTTTTCAACGGCCTGTGCTTTACGTTTCTCCATTATTTGAAGGGCTTTTATATCTCCAAGAGCTCCCATCCCTGGGCAATCGGTTCCATATACATCCTCTGCTTGAACTTCCCACCTCGGGGTAAGCATTGGGAACCAATCAAAACCTGATTCAGATAAATATTCCTTACCTTCTTCTGGTCTAAGATAGTTTCCAGACCCTTGTGATGACCCCATCCCTTTTTCGTAGTAAACAGAAATAAATCGTTTATGCTTAGAAAGGGGGCTGTTGGGAACATAATTATCGTTTGGCATAATAGCATGACAAACTTGAATCCATTGTTCACGCTGTCCTCTTTCCCATAAGTTTTTGACATGGGAACTGAACTTCTCTAAATCTACTTTTCCAGTCTCTTGATTTACCGTTCCAAACTTTTCAACAAGTTGTCGTACGGTGAGTTGAAATTCCCTAAAGAAAACTCGCGTTCTCATCTTTGAATCGTTGGCAAGCATGTAGCTTCCAATGGGAAAATGGTAAAACCGAATGACTTTGTCAAAGTCCTCCTCAATTGACATACAGGCCGTGCCAAACACACCCATATCTCCGTAAATAACAGGCAAGACATTGTAAAGATTGGACTTCAAAAATACCTGGGTCATCCGTTTTGTCACGGTATCCAACCACGTCTTCACCTCTTCAATCTCTTTAAGCTCAGGCTCCTGTGTGCCAAGTCTAAACCATGGTCTTGCTGGGGATGTTACACCTGACATCATTCCTGATCGTAGGGTTCTTGCGGCTAATGTTGCTGTTGAGTTTACAATCTTGTTGTAACGCTTATCACCTTTGTTTACATCACTCACATTAAAGCGTGGACGTCTGGGCAAAACATAATCACCAAGGTCTCTCCAGTGAGCAATGAACGATGTTCGTTCATTTTGTAGCTGGGATCTTAGCAATTCAAATTTGTGCCGTTTAGACGTGTTTTCCATTCGTTATGTTCCTAGAAGAGTTTTTCTTGCACCTTGACCAACCGTGCCTAGAGCTCCGGTCAATAAGGTGTCACTTCGGCCACTAGAACCTGACGCTCGTTGACGTTGTCTACGTCGTGCTAAATCTCTTTCCTCTGTTGCTTTTTTTATGTTGTCTTTCTCTCGGGCTTCATCTTCGAGAGCCCTTGCTTTTCGTTCCTGGTCTTTTCTTGCCTTTTTCGCCTCTTTCTTTTGTTCTTCAGCTGAGTGTATTGAGTACCCTGCCGATGCAATTGTGGCTACTGTTGCAAGAGTAGATAGTGCTGCCATTAGCTCACCTCCAATAGATAATTTCGTTCCGTGGGTTTATATCCACGTTTCAATAAGACTCGCTCATTGATAGGACTTGCTGTTTCAATAGCAATGGTTGTCCAATCAGCGTTCTCTTTACCGAAATCTGTGAAGGTGTTCAGTAACATCAAACCTGCTTTTGAATTTCTGTATTCTTCTTGCACCCACCAAAACGTTTCGGCAAGCACCCTAATGTCTGGGTTAAAGATATGGTTGAATAAAATGCCAGCGATAAAGCCAATAGGACCAATATCTTGTTGTTCAGCAATGAACACGACTTGCTTTTCGATGAATTCTGAAAGTTTTTCAGCCGCATATTTTCGTGTAGGGAATAGCTTTCTCTGTGTCCCATAGAAGTCTGAGAACACGTGAAGTTGTGAAAGTAAGAACTCAATATCGTCATTGTCAGCCCTACGAATGCGTACGCTCATATTCTGATTATGGGGAATCTAGCTACTGTTCGGGAGTGTCCAATATGTCCTAAGACAGTCTACGAAGACTCAAAAGGGTCGTAATCTGATTGGTGTTTATTAAACTCTGGAACGCCAGCCAATCCCTTCATCGAAGCTGGCATGTCTGGAAGTGCAAACGTCATTGCCAATGCATCTCCATAATCAGGGGAAAACTGTAGTCGTTTTTTGATTTGATCTTTTTCTTCAAGTCTAAACTTTCCATTCTGAAAAAAGTATTGGGGAGATGTAAGTTCTCGAATCAATATCGGAAGATTAGGTAGAGATCCTCCACGCTTAATCCATTCAGCCATTTTAAACCACATTTCTGCTCGTTTGTTGTAGTATCTCGGGTCTGTTGCGGCCCCAGCAAAGTTTATCTCGATAGGTGAATGTCCTGCCTGAATCATCGAATCTGCAACACCAGACCCCCATCCTCCAGTTCCGTCAATAAACTCTATCTCTGATCCAAATTCTTGCTTTTTATGAGCTACTGTTGCCGCAATCTCATTTGATCTTTTGTTCCTAAGTTGAGTTGGGTCAAAAGATGCCAAACCTTGACGTGGGAATATAACTGTAGAGTCATCTCCAAATCGTGCAACGTCTACACCTAATCGTTTTTGCGAGAATGAATATTGATCTTCTTTAAGGTGCCTGCCTAAAGCTGCTTGAACCTCTTCTGGTCCTAGCAAGGTATTCATGGATGATTCTGGGAATTGTCCAAGTATGTAAGACATTACCCATGGGTTATCTCGTCCATAGGTTCTGATTTGTTCTTTTGCCCACTCAATATCAATACGAGGTGACCGATTTGGATCCTCTGGGTCTCCCGTGATACAGATTACATGCCATAAGTGTCTAAGCGTTGAATATGCCGCATAGAGCATACCATCGTGTGAAGTTGGGTTCCCTGCCTGAACAATCTTGCCAAATTTGGTGTTCCCCAAAGCCTGCTCAGCAGACTTTAATACGGAAACAGGAATTTCCCCCGACTCATCAATCAGGAACAAGACGTATTTTGAGTGAATACCTGATAATGTACGCCCCTGTGTTTCAGCATCGGCATTCTTTGACCATGAACGAGCTGATAAAAACCATGTCTCTGGGTGATCCTTGGCGAATATTCGTTCTTTATTCCATTCGAAGGCAGCCGTTAAAAACTCAGACCGCTGTTGCCATTTAGACAATTCTGGCCATAGGTTATCTCTCAAAATAGGATATGTATGAGCAATAGCCACTCCTTTTGGGTGTTCGCCGACTTCTCCATAACAGGCCAAGAAATTCCACCCAGCCCAAGCTAATCCAGCCGTTTTACCAGGACCAGCACAAGCATTTAGAGATATCCTTATCTTGTCCTTATCTTGAGAGGCAAACGCATCAAGGAACTGCTTTTGCCATGCATCAGGTTCAATATTGAACTCTTCCCGAACCATTGAACATGGATCAAGTCTCCATCGCCTTAGTGTTTCTGCTGCTTTTTCAATTCGATTCATTCTTATTTTTTAAAATCCTATCAAAATTGTCTCTTATTTCTTTTCCATGCTGCTCAAGATATACTTGTTCGGAAAATCTATTTAAAATCCTGAAATCTATAAACCTACTTATCTTTTTACGATTACATCTTTTACATGGATACACATACCTCCAAGCTTTTATTTCACTGCCAGAAGTTATATGACCACATTCACATCTACATTCAAGACGACAATAGTGATGCATACATAAAAATATGAGCTCTTCTATAATTGGATTCTCATTAAAATCTGTTAGAGGTCTGTTCATTCCATACACCCATTAAAGGCCATCCCGACAGAATTCGCAGAATTTGCCATCATAACGACTGAAATAGATTGAATAATAATCTGAAATTTAAGATCAGAGTTCTTTTGTTTAATAAGAAACTCATCATTTTTTCGTCTCATATCGTCAGCTTCACGCCAAAGTTTTTCAACATATTCGACTTCCTTAGAGATGCTCATGAAACAATCCTCCGATCCCCAAACTCAACACGATGATCCTTCTTGATAGAAAAACTGCCATACATGATCGTGACTGGGAAAC